GCTAGCTTTGCGAACTGTATCTTTACTAAAATATATATAGTATTCGCCATCTTCGTTAACTCTTAGTATAGGTTTGTTAGGTATTAGTAACGCTCCAAGTAATATTCTCTTTTCATCATCTACTTGCGCTAATTTATATTCTACATCAGCGTTAAGTGTAATAAAATCTTCTTCTATTGCTGGTTTCTCTACTATTGATATAGCTTCAATACCTGAATACTCTTGTTCTTCGTCTAAAATAAGTTCTACTATCTTCATATTTATATAATATATTTATTTATGTTTTTTTTATATTCCGCTTTCACTAATTATATTTCTATCTAATTGTTGTGCTGTAGTTACATCACTTGACACTACATATGCTTTTACAGGTTGTTGCCCACCTATTGTTTGAGCTAGTTGATTAATAGGTGATTGCCCTACTACATTAAATGCTGGTGCTTGTGCTACTGGTGATGCCGCTGCTGTTGATACACCTGCTACTCCTGCGCCACCTCCTGGTACTTTTGTGCTAACTATATTTTTTACTGCGCTAAAACCTGTTGTAAGTGCTGTAGCAAACCCAATTAAACCTAATGGAAAAAATGGTTTACTATCTAATGCTGTAGTAGCTGCTTTATATGTACTCATAATTGCTTCTGCTGTTAATGCTGCTTTAGCTGCTGCACTATTTTCATTTAATGCGCCTGCTATTGCTTTTAAACCATTTTGAGCTAAAGTAAATTTCATATCAGCTAATTGTTTGTCTAATAACTCTTCTTCTGCATTAGCTTCTGCTACTAATCTAGTTTTTTCTGCTTGCGCTTCTTTAAATGCAGCTGATTCTTTATCTAATAATCTTTCTTGTTCTGCAAATGTATCTAGTGCTAATTGTTTTCTAGCTTCTGCAGATTCTTGTTGTATTCTTAGTTTTTCAAACTCATTATCTGTTAAGTTTATTAACGATTGTCTTTCAGCTTCTTCTAAATCAAATGTTTGTTGTAAAAGTGTAGTTTGTAGGTCTACAGATTCTTGTATTAAAGCATTTCTATTAGTTAATTGTTCAGATTCTATACCACCTATTCTTTCAGTAACTTCTAGTAATAAGTTTTGCGCTCTAATTAATTCTTCTTGTGCTTCTATGCTATCTTCATTTAGTGCAGCTTTTGCTTCTGCTGCAGCAACTTGTAATTTAGCTAATCTAAGTTCTTCTTCGGCACCTTCTTGTAATATTTGACCTAATTTTTCATTAGCCGCTATTCTATCTTCTATAGATTGGCTTACATCATCTCTTATTTGTCTTTGTTCTTCTGCCGCCTGTAATGTAACTAATCTTTGTTTTTCTTGCTCTGCTGCTGCTATTCTAGCTGCGTTTGCTAAATCAACAGAATTTTTTACTGATTTTCCTGTTTCGGTTACGTAGTCTTTAAATGTTTCTACACCTTCTTTTATTTTACCTGTAAATTCAGATACACCTTCTTTAACTGTATCTGTAACACCTTTGAATTTTTCTACACCTTGTGCTGCTTCTACTGCAGCTCCTGCAAAATCTAATGTTAATATTTTTAATGCCGCTTTACCAAAAAACTTTAATCCTTCTAATGCTTCTGCTAATGGTTGTTTTATAGAATCTATAATAGCTTGACCAAAATCTTTAATGCTTTTTATTGGTTCTTTAAAGAAGTTTACTACATTATCAAAATTATCTACAATAAGATCTATAAAGTCACGTATTAATTTTTGTACTGTTCCAGTTACTACTGCAAATGCATCGGCTGCTTCTCTATTTGAATTAAAAGCATTAGCTAAAAATTGAAATGCTTGTAAAGCTGCAGCTATTGGTATAGCTTTAAATGCAGCGCCTATACCACTTATACCTTTTCTAACTTTGCCAGCAGTAGCTTGTAATCTTTTAAAACCTTTTTCAGTAGCTTTAGTTTGTTTTTTACTTTGTTTTTCGACATCTTTTATAGAACCTTTTATTTCAGCAAACTCTTTTTGTATTGCTTCTAAATCTTTTTTAAGATCACCAACCTCTACTTCTAACTCTATTGTTTTTTTGACTGCCATTTAAGCTCTTGTTTAAATTGGTTATACGCTTCTTTTACGCTACTAGGTAATTTATATTTACCTTTAGCGATTTGTACATTCTCGCTTTTGCTTTTAGAATATTTTAATAATTCGATTATGTTAGATATCATATATATATAATAATATTATTTTATTTTTTTAACAACTTGTTAAATTAGATATATAACCTGAACCGCTAACTAATGCTGCTTTAGTTGTACCATCTGGCATATATATTTTTCTGTAATCACCGTCACCTTCAAATTCAGTGCCTGATCCTGCACCTGCCGATGGACTGTCTTCCCACAACCTTGTGCCATTAGATAAAGTTGTTCCTGTAAAATATACTCTTGTTTTACTTGTGCTTGTATCTGCACAAGCTAGTGTAGCGGTAGCAAAATTATTATTACCTATTTCTATTGAAGTTATACTTGCTGAACCTGTAGGCGCTAAAGCACCAGTATTATAATTAAAATAAACTAATTCTAAAACACCTGATGAACTTAATTGACATATTCTGTCATCATAACCACTGTCTGTTGCTGTCGATGTTATATCTGTCCAAGCACCATTTATAAAACGTTGTTGACGTGCTAAAAACATTTTATTCTCTGGATATCTTTGATAATTAAACTGTGTAGAACCTCTATCAGTTTTCCAAGTACCTAAACCTGTATAAGTAGTAGTTAACCCTACATCTGTATAACAAACTCTACCTGACCCTATATACGCAGTCATATATAATACATTTGTTGTACTAAGTGTTGCATCATTTACTGTTTCAATATCATAATAATTAGTTGAAGGGTAATCTGATGTAATTCTTACTCTATAAACTTCTTGTGTTGCACAAGCTGTTTGTGTATCTAAAGTTCCGTTTCCGCCTGACACTTGGTAAGAGTAATTATTTCTTGCGTAATAACCATTAGGTGCTAAATTAGATAATATACCATTTGTGTTAGTTGTATATAATGTTGTGCCTGTTCCAAAAGTACTATCATAAGAATAATAGTCTTGAGGTGAGCTACTAATACAAGCATAATATGCATCGGTATTGCTGTAATATGTATTATTATAAGTATATACAGGAGCAGTAGTAGTTACTGTTTCATAAGTTGATGCAACTCCTTTTGTGCCGCTGAATGTGTTTGTAGCAGTACCCCAATAATAATAAGTTGTACTAGAATTTAAGCTACTGAAATCATAAGTTTTAATACCTATGTTACTAGGTGCTGGAGATATATCGTAATGTGTGTTATTAGTAGCTGCGCTAGAATCGGTACCCATATAAAATCCTGCCCCATTAATTGTAGCGCCACCATCTGCTGTAATTTCTAATCTAGCTGTAAATGAATCACTAGAAACGTTTAATTCTGATAAGTTTACAACAGTCGGCACATTAGGTGATGCTGAAGTTGTAAAATTAATAGTAGTACCTACACCTGTTCCGTTTCCATTTGTAGCATATGCTGTTATGTAATAAGTTGTATTTGCTACTGCATTTGTAAAATTATAATTATAACTTCCTAAACCTGTGCCTGATACAGGATACTGAGTATTGTTGTTATAATCAGAATTTACTCCTATATAAAAACCTCTTGCACTTACTGTACCGTGAGCTACATCTAAACTACCATTAGCTGTAAAAGAATTATAAGTTACATTTGTTTGTGAGTTTGTAGTAACCTCTGGTGATAAACTTGGACAAACTTGATATTCTGTTATTAAACCACTACCTGATATTCTACCAACATAATTATTATTAAAACTATAAAAATCTCCGTCTCCTTCATAATAATCTAATAAGTCACTTGTATCATAAAGTCTTGTATTGTTACCTAAATTTCCTGAATAATATAATGTTTGATTGTTTGCGCTATGTGCACAAGCTAATGCAACAGTTCCATAATCAGTATCAGAAACTGTAACACTTACACTTCCTCCACCTGTTAAAGGTATTGCTTCTTTACCATTTAATAGTTCTAAATCACTTTCACCAGTTTGTAAGTTAGTTGTTATTTTATTAATTCTATATGTTAAGTCGTTTATTTGTATTTCATCTGCTAAAGATAAATTTTGTAAAATACTTATAGGTAAAAATGCTTTAAACGTAGACAATCTTTCGTTAAATCTAAATGCGTTTACTATATATTGTTTATAATATTGTTCAAATAAAGATTCAGTATAATCTGATCCACCAGTCCATTCTTGCAACTCTAAACCAAAATGTAAAGTTTTAGGATAATCAGTATTACTACTATCTACAGTTGGTGAGTTAAAAGGCATCCAATATGCACTAATATTATTAATAGATGTAGAATCTGTAGATCCATCATCATCATAATATCTTAAATTTGTTATTATTGCTGTATCCTCTGTAACACCTAAAGTAGTAGAATGTATTGGGTAATAAATAACTGGTTTACCTAAATATGGTCCACCATCTCTTTTTATTAAATGCCCTACTTGTATGTTTTTTTGTGTTGTACCATCATATAACCTTTCAAACTTCATATGCTCAAATGGAGCTTCTATTACATATCTATCGTTTACTGCATCTAATTTTGTATCACCTTCGTATTCTAATGCACCCCACTCTAATCCAAATTGTTCTTCGTGTTGTTTAGCGAGTAAATTATCTGTTCCTTCGTACTTAAATTTTATTTCTCTATATGGTAGTGATGGGTTTACGCCTTGTTGTTTATTGTCTATATACTCAGTCCAATTCTTTAAAGCGCCATCTTCATAAAAACTATCTAATGTTTTAACATATATTTTACCATCTTCTTTATATGCTGTTAAATTAAATACTTTAAATAAACCAGTTATAAAATCTATAATTTTCATTTCTGGTATATTTTCTTGTACACTAAATGCAGCTGGAGTTATTGTAAAATTACTTGTAAGGTTACTTGTACTAAAAGTTAATGTATTACCACCTCCGTATGTATCAGTTAAAACTATTTGTACACTATCTATTAATTGATCTTCAGCAGATCTAAATATAACTGAATAATTACCATTTGGTAAATTAGCTGATGATGTACCTGAAACTTGTTGTGTTTCTCCAGCAGCAAAATTAAATTGAAAAACAGTTGCACTATTAGCTTGTAATTCTACTTGAAACGCTTTAGTTGGGCTACCAACTGATGCTCCAGATCCAAACGTTACAGTTGCTTGGAATTGTATTGTTTGATTTGATGGTAAATTAAATATCCTAAATGAATTTGAAAATTTAGATACGTGTGATAAAGTTTCAGTTGAGTTATTATATCCTGCTAAAACAGTAGGTGCTTCTAAGTTTTGTTTTATTTCACCTTCTTCTCTTTGTAAAAGCATATACAACTTATAAAAAGGACCATTCGTAGTATTAAAGAAATCGTCAGAAAATATTATTTGTTTGTTTCCATTAGAATCTTTAGTTATGTTTGATTCTTCTATTGCTCTTACAATCGCATATAATCTCAGACTATAAGTTAAATGTCTATAATGTATTCCTGAAACTCTAAGTACACCTTGATCTGGTAAACCGCTTGGAATATCGTCACCAGGAGAAGTTCTTCTTCTTAAATTACCACCTGCATCGTTTAACGCATCATTTGTTCTACTCCATAACTCTACTGTGTTTTCTGAACTGTAGAATAATCTAATTCAATTGTTTATTAACGATACTAACATAGGTGTTGTAAATGTTTCACCACCAGCAGTAACATTACCTGCACCAGATGTAGAAGTTAAATGATTTGATATATTACTTGCAGAATATGCTTGGTCAAAGTTTGATAAAAAATCTAAGTCTGCTAATTTTAAATCACCTAATATATCTTTTAGATTTTGTAGGTTTCCAAAAAAAGTTACCTTATAACTATCTAGCTTACCATCTTTTTTTTGTACACCCTCTAATCTAAGTTTACCAGTTTGAAAAGGGTAAGAATTTAATTCTATTTTAGCATCACTCTTTTTTCTAGCATCATAAGAGTAAGCAGCATCCTGTATAAATATTTCATACCTTTTAAAAAACTTGTTATTTGTTTTACTAGCAGGTAGTGTAAATGTTTTACTAAAATTAGTAAATACCTTTTCTGGATCTTTAATATCTTGTATAGTTTGCGTTAAAGATATTTTTTCATCATCAAATAAATCAAGCCTAGTATATGTAGATTCTTCAGGCTCTTTTACATATAACTCAATATTGTTTATCATCTTATATTACTTATCATATCAAATGCGTACTCTGCAGTAATAGTATATTGTATTACCTTATCGTTTAAACCTGTTTTTATTGTCTCTGCTGTATTTAAAATATTAATTGGTATTGTTTGCTCACTGCCTCCTTGAACTTTTCTAATCCATACCTTTTCGCTGACCAATAATTGTTTTATAGCTTCATTAACATTATTATAACTCATAGGTGGTGAGTTAAGTATTACTTGCTCATTAGCTAAAACATTTAAATTTTTCTTAGAGTGTACTTGTTTATCATATTGAGCATATGTAGATGTAGAGTATGATAAAGAACTATTTTTATAAGTAGACCTTGTTACATTTATACTATCTTGTGTTTTACCATTAAAGTAGAAGTCTTGTAGTGCTCCATACTTATTTACAAATGTTACTTTATATGCTTCGTGTTTATTGCAAACTCTATTTATCGTATAATCAGTACTTATTACAGTAACACTTGTATCTGTTGTACTAAAAGATTCATATACTATTGCAGAACCATTCCAATAAGGAATTACACCAGCTGTGTTATCAGGGTAATATAATTGAGTATTGTCTTGTAGCAGATCGTTAGAGGCTATTGTTTTAGCACTATTTTGACCTGTACCAGTCCCTTCCATAAATTCATAATAACCATCTAAACCTGTGTGCGTTATACTTACTGGTGTCCCTACAGTTACAGCAGCAGAACCTGTATTTATATCATCTACTGTTTCACTTTTAAAAGTTATAGAACCTGTTATTGCAATAGATTGACTAGTATATGAATTGTTAAATGTTATGTCTATATAGTCTCTACATATGTCTGCTATTTCAAAAGCTACATAACCTGTAGTACCACTTATTTGAGTATCCTTACTCATTGATGTAATTTGTGTACCATCTACACTTAATACTAATGTTGCGCTTTTTGCTACGTTAGTACTTACCTGAGCTTGACTATGTGTTTCGTAATACGGACTTCTTAATAATATTGCTGCCATTATATTCTTTTAATTAAATCTGCTTCTATCATACTTTCTATCATTTCAATAATCATATCATCACTAAATATGTCTTGTAGGTCTTGCGGTAATTTCTTAAACTCATTAACAAATGGTATTGTAAAAAAATTGTTTGCCCTTATACCTTTTTCATAAATACTTCTAGCTAACACAAAACCTATTTGTTTATAGTTGCCTTTAGTAAATTGTCCTTGTGCATTTCTAAATCTTATGTTTCTTGCTTTTGCCCAATTCTCTAATGCTTCTGAATAAGGCATTTTAGTTTTAAAACTATAAGGTGTATTCTTATTAACTCTATAATTACTTTTAGTACCCTTTACACCTTTGTCAATATAATCACCATAGTCCTCCATAAATAAACCATATGCAATACCACTTTTCTTTTCAAATAGCTTTTTATACTGAATACTATTATAAAGTTTTTTAGTGTTGTTTATAGGTCTTTTCTTACGCTGTAGTTTAGTCCCCTTGCTAAGATTTTGTCTAGCTTGTTTTTTTACAGCTTTAAAAAACTCCTCTAGTCTTGCATTAAACTTATCTGAAAATACTAACATATATACTGATCATTAGGTAATTCTATTTCTAAGTCTGCGTTCCAGCCTGCTAAGTTATTTTCAAACCTATCTACAAATGGTTCACAAGTAGGATCATTAGTTAACTTATATCCTGTTGTATGCAGTTCTCCAAATCTTAATGTTTGTATTAATTTATTTAATACGCCTAACTGTGTGTTTAATATGTCTTGTTCGTCTGTGTTTTTTCTAAACTTATCTGTTTCTTCTTCTTTACTAGTATCTTTAATATCCATAACTAGTATAGTAATATTATATACAAGCGTTTGTTCTGTAGATACTACATTGTTAACTATAAAATGTGCTAAAGGGAATATAGTTTGCTTACTTAAATCTACATCAGATACATCTCCTATTGTTACTGTCTTGGTTATATTGTTGTTTAGTAGTGAACTTTCTAGCGCTTCGCTAAGTAAGTAATATGATCTAATGGCTACGTTTGCTGGCATTTCTTTTTAATTCTGCTTGTTCTACTTCGTTTTTCTCTTTAATATATAATAATACATTTAACGATTTTAATAATCTTTCCTTAGTGATATTTTCGAATTCTGTAACACGTCCTTGAGCGAGTTCGTAAATTGCTGAATACCACCCCCATCTTTTGGAAAATTGTGCTGACCTTCCATAAGGTTGGTCATCTGATCCTCCGTTAAATAATCCATCATATTGCTCGACAACTCGATGCCTAAATTGTAAAAAAAAACCACCGCACTAAAAACTACATCTAAAGGCATATCTTTCATTATATCGGTTTCTTTAGCTTGGTATTCAACTATATTATATTTATCCCTGTATGCTTCTGTAATCGGTCTATATAATACTGCCATAGCTTTATGCATATCTTCCCAGTTTTGCATATAATTTTCTATGTCTATATATTCCCCTAATGATATATCTTCTAAAGATGGTATAAAACCATACGCTTCATTTTGTAATTCAAACCTATGTATTAACTCTGGTTTTATTTCTAATAGGTCGTTTAGTATCTTAATTATCTCATTCATATCAGTTATCTTTATTTTAAACGTATCTTTTAAATCTATACCGCAAAATATCTCTATCATCTTCTGCGCTACAAAAGTACCATCTCCATTATCTTTTTGTATTTTAATAAACTTTTGATACTGACCTAATGTAAGCTCGTTTAATTCTGTCGGTACGTTTATTGATAACTTCATAGATATATAATACTAATTTACGTTTTTTTTTGCATAAAAAAAGGGGAACCGCAGAACCCCTTTCAACCAATTATATGAAAAAAACAAAAAATTACTACCTGCGATTGTTATAAACTAAAATTAAGATAACTAATGATATTACTGGTATAGGAAATATTGCTAATAATATAAAACCTATCCATAATGGCAGTACGTATAATATGAACTCTTTTATTGTGATATTTTCCATTTTATTGTTGTTTTGTTTTAATAGTGTTTTTCCAAGCAGTAGATTGTTGTATTGCTTGTAACTTTTCTTGTTGGGTACCTATAAATTTACCTGATAGTTGATTATAGTAAGTTTTGTATTTAGTACCTCTTTTTATTTTCTTACCTTTTTCTAATATTATATCATCAGTAGCAAAAAAATATTTTTGACCAAAAAACCCTTTTGTTCTGTCAGGTTGTTCATCACACCTTTTTGTACCTATAAATTTGTTATCTACAAAGTAATCTTCGTAATAACCTATAATATTGAATTTTGTTTTTGTTTCATTTTTCATACAACTAAGTTAATAACTTTTTTTTAATTATAAAAATTTTTTTATAACTTTTTTTACGTAAATTGTTATTATGAATAATAAAGTTAATATCCAAACATTAACAGCTATATTAAGCAACCCTAATATTCGTGTGTTTGAAGTGTATGGTCCAAAACCTAATACTATTGAATACGAAAGGGCTGTTAAAGCTAATATAAATGCTTGGGAGGTAATATTTAACGAATAGCATACTTTCCATAATTGGGTTTGCTCATTAATGAATAGGTAGCGTACCTTGTTGCGTCAGGTATATGGTCGTTACCTTCTTGCGGAACATTAGTAAGGCGGTTAGCTTTATCTTTTTTCCACCTATAATCCCTAAATTCTTTTATAGCGTTTACAGAAGTTTCTGTTATGTATATTTTAAAACGTTTTAATAAATCTATACCAGCCATTATAGAGTTTTGCCCTTTTACACTTGGGCGTATGTTATTGCCCATTCTACGCAGTTCATCTATTAAACGTACTTCAGCTGAATCACCGAAGCATAATTTATTGCCTTGATTTTGTTCTAATAAAAACCTATGTATATCTGCAGTGGTCATCATAGTTCTATATAGTAATTCGTTTATATAAAGGTTATGTTCTTTTTGATATACTTCTACTGCTGCAGTTGGATCGTTTGTATAACCAAAGTCTATGCCGATAGAAAGGAATTTAGCGTCATCTGGTATTTTCTTTATTATATGCGCTCTAAATATTTGTGTACGTGATAAAGCCCTTTCACCTAGACCGAATACCTGCCAATATTCTTCATCAGTTTCTTTTAAACGTTCTAATTCTGTTATTAAGTTAGAATCTATAAAAGGGTTGTCTTTATATGTAGTTTTATAAAACACCGCATCATCTCTAGTTTCTACTTGGTCATATATCCAATGCGTTGCTTCTGATGGGTTGTAGTCGATGATAATTTGCCCTTCAGTCCTAAATATTAATTGTTGCCAACTATCCCAATCTATTTCATTACACTCGTTTACAAATAATAAGTTTCTTTTACGCCCACGTATTTTAGCAGGTTGGTCTAACGATATAAACTCTATGGTATTTCCGTTTATATAATATTCACTATTACTTTTATT